AACGATTATCTTCCACTATTTCTTCCCTGGTTCTCTACTCCTGAATACTGGAGAGAACCGCCGGAAGGCTTCGAACGATCTTCAGAAGAAGATCTACTGGTAGAGCAGTATGACCTAAACGATGGACAGCTTTACTGGCGTCGGTTGAAGATTGCTGAAGGTGGGGAATTAAAATTCCGCCAGGAGTACCCAGCGTCTCCCGATGAAGCCTTTATTACTGCAGGCTCTTCTGTGTTTGATCCAGAGAAGACAGCTAAGCTAATGCCTGTAGAACCGGAAAAGAAGATGAACTTTGACTTCCCTGCATCAACATGGGAACCTTCAAATGAAGGAAAGCTACATATATGGGACTATCCAGATTGGAATAGTAATTATATTGTTGCTGCAGATGTTGCACTTGGGGTAGGTCAAGATTATTCAACAGCAGTCGTATTAGATACAGAAAGAAGGGTAATTGCTTTGTTCCGAGATAATCACTTGGATCCAAGTAAGTTTGGTGATCTTTTGTTTTATCTAGGTAGGTACTATAATAATGCGCTGCTTACTGTTGAAAGTAATTCCATGGGCGTCGCCACGCTATCTCGATTAACACAGATGAATTACATTAATTTGTATAAGCAAACAAAAATCTCTTCAATCTCGAAGGAAGAAGGACAGGTACCTGGATTTAGGACAACTCAGGTAACTAAGCCGCATATCATTGGTAATCTAAAGAATGCAATTGAAAATGATGACATATGGATTGCTTCAAAGATAATGATACAAGAATTAAAAGATTATATTAGTACTGATTCAGGAAAGACTGAAGCTGCCCCTGGGTGTCATGATGATACTGTTATGGCCGCAGCTATTGCTCTTGAAACATTACGAACACATTATGATAAGCTAACTGTAAATAAAGTTCCCTGGTCTCAGAAGTTTTCTAATACTGAGCAGGAAAATACACAGTGGCTTTAAAGTTCCCGTGTCCTCACTACCCCGGCGGAGGTAGGGGATAAATCCGCCACTTCATGGAGACCTAAATGCCAGTAACCGTAGAACAGTTCCTTAAGTGGAAGATACTCCCACGAGTAATGATGCTAGCCAGTACAGTAATGAGCTGGCGTTGTGCAGAATGGTTTATGGCTCTGCCGGAACCAACTTCGCAACAATCCGCATTTGTTTCTGTAGTTATGGGCGTTATGACCGGCGTTTTCGGAATATGGATGGGACACGAACATAGAGGAGACGGCAAATGATATGGTCGCTATTACTTACTGCATGCGTAGAAACCGTATGTGTGCAGCAAGACATACAATGGTTTGAAGACCGGCAAGAATGTATTGACTTTAGAATACTTCATGAAGAGCTGCCGCAAGATGGAAGCTGGACTACTGTTGGATATAAATGTAAGCTAATTAATGGGGAAGCTACATAATAATGGTATACATACCATATAAATCCCCTAGTTTTAAAAGAAGACCTAAAGAATACAAAAGCCCTGTTGTGTGGTGGAATAGTGTTCGTTATGCAAATGGAGAAATGGAATGTCAGTCGAAAAAGCAGGAGAGCGCTTCTCCGGATACAACAAACCCAAGCGCACACCCGGGCACCCAACAAAATCCCACGCTGTCCTTGCAAGGTCAGGTGGTAAAGAACGCCTCATCCGATTCGGGCAGCAGGGCGTAAAGGGCGCTGGTAAGAATCCAAAGTCTGCAAAAGATAAAGCACGTAAAAAGTCTTACTATGCACGGCACAATGCGCAAGGTAAACCAGCAGGCCCATTGTCTGCAAAATATTGGTCACACAAAGTAAAGTGGTAGGGAGATGACACGATGGCAGTTAATGCGGCAGGAAATTATACGAAGCCAACAATGCGAAAAAACTTGTTTAACCGGATTAAGGCTGGCAATAAAGGTGGTAGACCGGGCCAATGGTCGGCTCGAAAAGCTCAAATGCTTGCTAAACAATATAAAGCAAAGGGCGGAGGCTACCGCGACTAATGGCAAAGAAACCGTCACAAAAGAGCCTCAGCAAATGGACTTCTCAGAAGTGGCGGACTCGAAGTGGTAAACCGTCTACGCAGGGTCCGTTGGCAACTGGAGAGCGCTATATGCCGGCTTCAGCTGTGGGACGTCTCTCGCCAGCTGAACACGCCGCTACTACTCGGGCTAAGAGAAAAAGTATTAGAGCGGGAAAACAACATAGCAAGCAACCTAAAAAGATTGCAAGCAAAATTAAAAGACACAGATAGATAAACCCAGGAGCGGTACATGTCTAGATTTATTCAAGCCGATCAAAAGTTAAAACCTGCAAAGAAACCGCAGAAAGAACTTTCGAAGCCAGGCAAGTATACAGTTAAAGATTTAGAAAAATCAAAACAAATTTATTCTAATACCGGAGGTAAGTATTAATGTCAGCCTACGGTTATAAAGAAGCGGTTACAGATGAGCAGCTAATTAATTTAGTTGAAAATGGCGTACAAAATTCTACAGGTGATTGGCTTAACTCATCAGACCTAGCACGCGAAAGGCTTAAAGCTACATATGAATATGCAGGATTACCTGTTGCACACCTATCACCACAAGGTGTATCGACCATTGTTGATACCTCCACGACAGAAGTGGTTGAAGCGTACACAGCCGTTTTGTGTGATTTGTTCTTAAGCAATCAGCGCATTGCCCGATTCCTACCATGGAACGATACGCCTGGCGCTTTTCAAGGCGCTAAAGATGCCGCGATGCTTATTAATTATACCCTATTTAAACAAAACAATGGTTGGGAAATACTTGAGCAATGGATGAAGTCTGCACTTCTATGGAAGAATGCAGTAATTCGCTGGGGTTATATTGAAGACTACGATTATATATTTCAAGAATATGAAGAGATTAGTCAGACTAAGCTTGATGAAATCCTTTCTGATGATAGCTTAGAAATTGTTGGTGACCTCGAATTTGAAAATCGTGCAATGTCACCGTCAGATAATTTAGGACCTGAAGTTGAACTGGTATATGTTAATGTGCGGGTTCGTCAAGAAATTAATAAATCTAAAATTAAACTTGAATTAGTTCCGCCGGAAAACTTCCGTATTTCAAGAGACGCTACTACAATTGAAGACTCTTCTTTTGTTGGTATTCAAAACAATATGACTCGTTCTGAAATTCGTAAGTATTATCCGGAAATGGCAGATGCTGTTGAAGATTGGGATGCGCTATCCGATGCCGCGGCATGGACAGGCTCTTTGGATTATGCACAGGATGTAGCAGCCCGTAAAGAAATAACAGGACAAGAATATTATCAAGGTTCACACTCTGTAAGCGAAACACCGTTAGAAGCAAACCGTGAAGTTACGGTTACTGAATGCTGGATTAGAGTAGACCGAGATGGTGATGGTATTGCTGAGCTAAAGCATATTATTATTACAGGTACTCATATTCTTTATGAAGAAGATTGTGATATGGTACCGCTAGCAGATATTGTCCCAATTGATATTCCACATGAATACTTTGGTTTGTCAATGGCAGACTTTACACGTAGCTCTACGCTAGCATCAACTGCTATCCTTAGAGGTTTTGTAGAGAATACATATTTGACTAACTACTCACCCAAGCTGGCTGATCCAAACGTGGTAGATTTTTCTGCACTTCAAAACATGAAGCCAAAGCAGATTATTCCAACTAACGGTAGTCCAGTTGGTGCAGTACAACAGCTACCTCCTGAATCTATTTCTACAGGTACAGTACCTTTGCTTGAGCACTTGCAGCTTATTAAAGAACAAGCTACAGGCATGTCTAAGGCGGCGCAAGGACTTAATGATACACTATATGTATCAGGAAACTCTGAACAAAAGCTTAGCGCTGTTCAATCAGCAGCACAAAAACGAATTCAGCATATTGCAAGACGCTTTGCTGAAACCGGATTTAAACGATTGATTGAAGGTGTGTACCATACAATTAAAACTTCAATGAAGGGTAACATACCTTATAATATGAACGGTCTTATTGAAACTGTTAATATTGATGCACTACCTTCAAGAATGGAAGTAGAAGTTTTCTTAGATATTGGGGAAAACTCTAATAGCTCAAAAATTGCAAAGCTATCTAAAGTAGGCGCGGAAATTTTACCTGCACTTAATCAGCAAGGTGCAGGTATGGTTGTAAAACCATCAGCACCTGCAGTGTTAGCTACTAAGCTTATTGAAGCTATGGATCTGGATAGTAATGATTTCCTTGAAGATTATACTACCGATCAGTTTAAAGAAAAGGCTGGCCAAGCAATTCAACAGCAATCGCAAGCAGTACAAGCAAAGCAACAAGCTGAGCAACGTAAAGCAGAAGCAGATATTGCACTATCAGAAGCTAATGTAAAATATACAGCAGCTCAAACAAAGAATACCTTTGATGATAATGCAAAACAGCTGGCTGTTGCAATTGATAAGCACTTTCAAGAATGGGCAGATATTGCAATTAAAGCAACTAAAGAGGGTGCTGAAATACCTGCACATCCAGAATATACCGATATTATAGCAATGGCGAGAAGCCTTTTAACAAACTCAGGAGGCCCTAATGGCAACAGTAACAATCAATAAATCAGGAGCAGGTGGTGCTCAATCTGGAACGGTAACAACTGCAGCCGGCGCTGGCGCTGGTAAAATTATCGTAACAAATGATAGCGATGCTGCAATTACATTTAATGTAGCTACCGCTGGAACCGTAGTTCAATCAGGCGTTCAATGTGCAGCTAAGTCTTATAAAATTGTAACAGGTCTTAATAATGGTGCACAAACATTAGTAAGCCTAACAACAGCTCATGGCACTGCAGCGCAGGTTAATGAAGTTGTTTATAACACTTTGATTGCTTAAAGACTATGGATAAATACCGTGAGACAGCCGAGAAGAGGCTGAGTAATAATAAATCATACGGTAATCATAAAATACATCCGGAAGAAATGGCGCGTCGTGCTCACGTACAAGGGCACTTCGCCGCCAAAGAACGGACTGAATTTTTTGATGAAGTATATGGTGAAGTCTTAGTTGACTTCTTTCTAGAGTGGCTCAAGACGGAGCCGCATGAAACTAAATCTCGAGAGTTCCTCTACTCTTCTGCTATGGCACTTGGTAGTGTCAAAGAGAAAATGATAAGCTTCGAGATGTATGGGAAAAATATCCCACACCTACAGGAGGATACGGATGAGACCGATTGACATCGATGCTCTAATTTTAAATTACAATGAAATGATTAACACCTTGGAATATGACTCCATGCGTAGTGCAGGTAAAGCTAAACTAAATGCAGATAAGCTACTAAACCTTCATGCGCTTGTTGAGCGATACACAAGGATTAAGAATTCCGAAAAGGCCCCTATAAAAAAGGAGGCTAAATAATGGAAGAAAATACCAAAGCAGAAATAGACTCTACCCCACCACAGGATGACTCTGTAGCAGAGGTTAATAATGATCAAACTGAAGATGCCCTGCTGGCTGACATCATAGCAAACTCCGAGTTTGTTGGATCTCTACCCGAGGAGCAGGTACCTGAGTTAGATCCGGACGAATCAGATGAAGAAGACCCAGAAACATCTGAGGAAGCCGTTAGCGAAGATGAAGAAGAAGATGTCGAGGAAGAAGAAGAAAATACAGAAGAAGAAGATGCCGACGAAGAGTCCGCTACCGATGAATCTGATGTATATGCTACGGAAGACCTTGATTTAGAAGCTAAGGTAGTTATCAAAGTTGATGGCGAATTTGCTGAAGTTTCTTTTGGTGATCTTATTAAAGGTTACTCTACTGAACAACATCTTTCTAAAAAGGGTCGAGAACTCGGTGACGCAAGAAAAGAGTTGGAAGATGAGTATCAAGAAAAAGTTAATGAGTTGGAAACAATGTCCAAAGCATCAGCTGCTGTACTGTACTCTAACGAACAAGAGTTAGCTGCAGAGTATCATGATCTTGAAGGCGCAATTGATAAAGCCCGAAAAGATGGTGATACATATGAAGTCAATGAACTAAAAGATAAACGAGAACAAGTCCAAAAGAATTACTGGGAAGCTCGCAACCAGCGGGAACAACTTGTAAAAGCTGTTTCTGCACAAGAGGCAACTAGTAATGAAAAAGAATGGAATGAGCAACTAGAATATTTTAATGAAACTATTCCTACGCTAATACCAGACTTTAATGAGGATACAGCAATTGCCATTCGGGAATTTGCTATTGAGGAAGGCATTGCTCCAGAAATTTTGGATTCAATTGCTGACCCAGCTATCGTTAAGTTTGTTGATGATTTTAGACGCCTTAAGCAAGGTGTATCTAAAGGTGCGGTTAAACGTAAATCAACTCCAACAAAGAAAGCTCCGCTTAGAAAAGCTAAAACAGTATCTAAGCAAAAGCAAGACGCAGCAGAACAAAAACGTAAGCGTGCATTAAGCGGCAACGCATCTGCTGAAGAACAACAGGACTTTCTTAGAACTCTTGCCGAACGCTCCTTAAACATGTAATACCTAGGAGGGTATAATCAATGGCTAATAATCTTGGTGTTCGCGGCACCGGAGGTCCACAGGGACCAGCACGCGGAACTGGCAAAGATGTCTCACAGCGTGAGGATCTTGCAAACTTCATCACAATGATTACTCGTGATGAAACTCCTTTTATGTCGTCTATCGGCAAAGCTAAAGCAACAGCAATCTACCATGAGTGGCAGACAGATCAGCTCGAAGCTCCAGGTAATTCACGCATTGGTGAAGGTACAGACTTTATCGCACCAACTGCTGATGGTTCTGGTGGTACCGGCGCAACTCCAGCAACTGGCAATAAGTTCGCAGTATCTGGTCCATACCGTACACGTTTGGGTAACTACACTCAGATTAACGGTAAAACAATTGCCGTATCAGGTACACGCCGTGCAGTAGATCAGGCAGGTGTTGCTGACGAATACGCATACCAGCTAAAGAAGCGTGGTACAGAACTACGCCGTGATGTTGAATTTGATATGATTCACTCATATAACGTTTCTAATGCCACTGGCGTACAGAACGCTAATGCTCGTTCAGCTGGTGGTTACCAGTCATTCATCAACTCAGCAACTACTTGTAACTATGTAGGCGAGTTTGAAGCACCTTCAGCTTCTTCCTCTAATGCTGGTACTGATGCTGATGGTACTGCAACTGTTCGCGGTTCAATTAACGGCGGCACTACTGCACCAGCACGTGGAACTCTTGCACTAACAGACATCGACGCTGTTATGCAAAAAATCTACGAGCAAGGCGGTAAAGCTACTAAAGTTATGCTTTCACCAAAACTGCGCCGTGACTTCTCAGACCTAATGGTTTCAGATACTGGTGTTGTACGTAACATTGATGCTGGTGGTCAACTCCGTCAGTCTGTTGATGTGTACATGTCAGACTTTGGTGATCTTATGGTAGTTCCTAACTACGTAATGGGTCTGTCAAACGCTGTCGCACTTAAAGGTGATAATGGTACTGCCTTCTCTGGTGCCGGTATTCCTGATGTTGCTGACTTTGCTGCATTGATCTATGATCCAATGTGGTTTGCTGTAGCAACTCTGCGTCCTATGCAGGAAGTAGATGTAGGCCAACAGGGTGACTCAACCAAAGGAATGATGGTTGAAGAGTGCACCTTGGAAGTACGTAACCCACTGGGTTGTGGTGCTATCTACGGTCTTAACTAGACTATTTGTTAGGGGAGGTCTTCGGGCTTCCCCTTTCTTTTTATAGGAGGTTTATATGCCAAAGGTTGGTGATAAAGAATTTAAATATAATAAGTACGGAATGGAAGCTGCTAAAAAGTATGCTGATAAAACCGGAAAAGATATTGAGTATAAGGCAATGGGCGGCAACGTAGCTGGCTATTACAACAAGGGTGGTAAAGTAGCAGGATGTGGTCCGGCTATGAATAACCCAATGAAAAAATAAATAAACAGGAGATAAGTAAATGCTAGTTATTCAACTTGCTAATGGGAATACTTACCCAGCTGATAGATGTGTGTGGCGCGTAGATGAAGCCACTAATAAGATTACTCACTTTACACCTAATGCGGGTTCAGTCGCTGTCGGTTCGGCACCAACTGCTGTCGGGTCTACTGGCGCACGCTTAGGTTATATCAAAGCAGGACGCTTTGCACCGTATACACAATCGCCATAAAGGAGTTTTGAGGACATGAGCAAAGAAACAGATTTTAAATTTCGTAGTGCTACAGTAAAAGCAGACGAAGGTATTCATGCTGGCTTTGACCTGAGTTCAGGTGATTGGCAAGCAACACAAGATATTACTCAATATAAAGAACAAGCTAAAATGGATCGCGACCGTCAGGAATATTTCGGTCACAAAAAAGGTGGCTATCGTAAGATGGCAACTATTCCCGATATTGTTGCAATTAAGATTTTGCAAGAACATCATTTAGATTTACATGACCCTGGGTTTATGAATGATCCAAATAATATGAAACGGTTGAGAACTATTTTGCAAACTGAATACAGAGATCTCTTGGTAAATACTTAATTAGGAGACCTGATATGGCAATAACCTATAATGAATTAGTGGCGCTTGTTCGTACCTGGTCTAACAGGGATGAAGAGGTTGTTAGTGATGCGATTATTAAGGATGGACTTAAGTATGCTGCAGATAAAGCATATCGCTCACTACGCGTACCTCCGCTAGAAAACGTAGCAGTATACGAAAAAACATTACTTGAGTCGGCAACAACAGCAACATCAGGTGTTAACCCAAGTAAAACAGAAATACAATTACCTTACGATTTGGTTGAATTTATTCAAATTAAAGAGGTAGACACTTCCGGTGCAGCTATTAGAGTATTTAATGAAAAGCTAGATGTACGTACCTTTAACGATCCATCAGCAGAAAAATACTCAACAAATAATTACTGGACGCGAGAAAGAAATGTAGTATACCTTACACCTGGCTTTGGTTTTTCAAATCAAGGATCAGATGCTAATAGTATGGAACTTTATTATTACCGTAGACTACCAGCACTTAACGCTGTTTACTCCGTAACAGTGCTTAACTATAATGCCGGCTTTCTTACAACAACTGGCGCAGGATCTGGTGTAGCTAATTCTAAACAATTATATTTTAATAGTAATACAGGTACAACAGCCTACGCTACTCAAAGCGCTGCGCAAGCTGCAAATCCGGCTGGTACTGTAACTGCTACTTATTATATTGGTATTGCAACACCTAACTGGCTTCGAGATGAAAACCAGCGTGTTCTTTTATTTGGAGCGCTAGCAGAAGTTTTTGCATATGTGCAAGATGATGATCAAGCTGCAAAATATTTAGCAATGTTTAAAAACGAAATTGCAGAACTTAACGATGAAGATGCTAAACGTAATGCATCAGGTGGAAACCTACAAATTAACTTTAACGGGCGAGGCTTAATATAATGACAACACCAGCAAGGCCCGGACAATTTACGGGTGCAACCGATAATGCTGCCAACGGTGGCTTATTTACAGATACACTAATTGATGGTATTCCTGATATTGTAGGCGCAGACGTTCTAGCAGCTGAAACAGCGGCAACTAATGCTAAAGCATCAGAAACTAATGCAGCAACTAGCGCAACTAATGCTGCAACATCTGCAACAAACGCAGCAGCTAGCGCAACAGCAGCAGCAACTAGTGAAACTAATGCAGCTAATAGCGCGACTGCAGCTGCAGGAAGTGCAAGTAGTGTGGCTGCAGATGCTGCTACGGCTACTACTAAAGCTGCCGAAGCATCGACTAGCGCAACTAACGCGGCAGCCTCACAAACTGCGGCCGCTAACTCTGCAACTTCAGCGGCATCAAGTGCTACATCAGCAACCGGTTCTGCTAACAGCGCAACAACTTCAGCTTCAGCGGCGGCAAATAGTGCAACTGCTAGTGCTAGTAGCGCGACAGCTTCAGCTAACTCGGCTACAGCTGCAGCTACTTCTGAAACTAATGCAGCTACTTCGGCAACGAATAGTGCTAATAGTGCAACGGCTTCAGCTAACTCAGCAACAGCTAGTGCTGGAAGTGCATCAACAGCAACTACTCAAGCTAACAATGCGGCAGCTAGCGCTTCAACAGCAAGTACACAAGCGACAAACGCTGGCAACTCAGCTACTGCAGCTGCAAGCTCAGCTACAGATGCACAAGGCTCTGAAGATGAAGCAGAAGCATGGGCGCAAAAAACAAACGGTGAAGCAGTTACAGGCGAAGGCTATTCAGCTAAAGCATGGGCAACTGGAGGCACAGGCGTAGACCACACTTCAGGTGGAGGTAACGCTAAAGATTGGGCAACTGAAACAACTACCACAGCTGATAATACTGAATACTCGGCTAAAGAGTATGCAGTAGGTATTCAAGCAGGTAACACAGAAGGCTCATCAAAACAGTGGGCTTTAGGTGGTGGTAACTTTGTTATGGCTACACCTGTTACAGGCTCAGGTGGAACAGCTAAATATTCAGCTAAGTATTGGGCAGACCAAGCGGCTAGCTCAGTAGCTAACTTTGATGAAAAGTATTACGGTAACTATGCTACAGATGCAGCGGCAGAAAATGCACATGAGGCGGCAGGTAAGACAGTAACCGTAGGCGACTTGTATTATAACACAACAGATAACGCAGTTAAATATTGTTCAGTAGCACCATCAGGTACAGGAGCGCCAGTAGGTACGTGGTTACCTATTCAAGCAACTGACACCAGTAGTTTTGCTACAAAAGGATTTTCAATTGCAATGTCAATTGCACTATAGGAGAAAGATATGGCACAAAACTTTAGACGCTATATAGAAAGAGCCATCGGAACTTCGGCAACTGACATTCCAGATGGAGCTAACTTTGATTCGTATGATACTATCGTAGGAATTAACCTTGCCAATATTGTGGCACAACAGATACTTGTTTCCGTATACATTTCAAACGGCGGTAATAACTACTACCTTATTAAGGATGCACCTATTCCAGCAGGAAGTTCACTTCAGCTTCTTGATGGGGGTGCTAAGTTTGTAGTACAGTCAGGTGACAGGCTTAATATTGTATCAGACACTGCAAGTTCAGTCGATGTGGTTGTATCTGCCGTTGATGATATTAGTAGCTAGAGGAGGGTGATATGGGTTACATTGGTAATCAAGCAAGTTCAAACTTTTCTTCACTAGCTAAACAAGTTATTACAGGTAACGGTGGAGCTAGCTATACACTTACTACAGCTGTAGCAAACGCTAATGAGCTTGAAGTATTTGTAAACAACGTAAGACAAGAGCCAGCAGTAGCATATAATGTAGCTGGAACGGCTCTTACTATGACAGGCAACGTAGCAAGCACAGATGACTTTTATGTAGTGTACCAAGGTAAAGCTGTGCAAACAACTACACCTTCACCTTCTTCAGTAACAGCAGCAATGCTTGCTCAAGGTGCTGCAGGGTCATACCTTGGTGACGCTACACAACTTGGTAACATTATTAGAGTACATGAAAAAGAACTAAACACTTCAGTAACAGTAGCCGCAAACACTAATGGTATGTGTGCTGGTCCATTAACTCTAGCTTCAGGAGTCGTCATCACCGTTAGTGCTGGTGCGACATTGGTGGTAACATGAGTACAGTACATTGTAATACAATACAGACTAGTTCTGGTGGTGCAGTTACGCTAACGAAGCAACAGGCTTCAAAGGCGTGGGTGAATTATACAGGTATATCAACCACTGCGGCTAGGGATTCGTTCAACATTAGTAGTTTGACAGATGCAGGTACTGGACAGACGTATCCTATTAGCTTTACTAACAATATGGGAAATGACGATTACGCTGGTTCTTACTTTCAAAACTCAGCCACAGGTACGGTTTATTCAAATTTCTCAAATCAATATGTAGGTGGCTTTGGTTCTTTTGCCACGGGTTCTTTTGGTAATTATTCTTATGGGTCAAGCAATGATACAGATAGTGCCAATAACTATACTGTAATTATAGGAGACCTAGCATGAGTGAAATAAAAACAGATAAGCTTACTGGCGTAGGCACTGCTGGTGATATTGATGTGACCTCTGAAGGCGGTGCGGTAACTATGCAGTTGCAGCAGGGGTTGGCGAAGTCTTGGAATAATATAAATGGCTCGTTTACTATTCAAGATAGTTTTAATGTTGCAAGTTGCGTAGACGAATCGGGAAACGCGCCTAACACTTATACAATAAACATGACAAACGCTATGTCTAACACAACATATATGGCTTTTGGAACTGCTGAAACATCAGGTCAAGCTCCTAGAAGTATAGGCATATCATCCCCTGCAACCAGTTCGTATTTTGTTTCTTGTTGCGTTTCTAACTCTCCCTCAAGCGGTACAAGTGTTGTTGGAAATACAGCAGTTTTAGGAGACCTAGCATAATGGCAAATGGAAAAATAAAAGCAGATACGCTAGAACACAGCACCGCTGGCGCACTTGATACGCAGTATATTGTTGCTGGTAGTCCACGGGCTTGGTTTCAAGCAAACCTTGAAATTCCTGTAGTACAACAAAGTATTAACATTTCTTCACTTACAGACGTACAAAGCGGCCAGCATGATTTTACATACACAAGTAGTTTTGCACAAAGAACCTACGCTTGTGTCACAGGTGGTGGTGGCTCTATAGCCAACAATACACTAGCAAATGTTGCCACCTCAACAGCCGGGAAACTTACAAGCAAAGTACGCGCAGACACACAATATGCACACATGACTGTTTTTAATCCGTCGGAATGCGCTATTGCTTCTATAGGAGACCTCGCATGACAGTGACCCCAGAGTTTCAAGGCACACATCTATGGGACAGACTATGCTGGGCAAAAGAAAACCTAAAGGGTGTGCAATCAGATTATCGGGTTGTCTATGAAGACAGCATTGATGAGTGCGCTAAAATACTAGTCCCTGACCCTAACTGGATGGCGTGTGCGCTACAGGGCGGCATCTTACCACCAGTAGAAGTATACCACGAGTTAGCAAAGGATGAGGCACAACCTGACTTTACTAAACATACCCGTGGCTATCTACTACATGATACACAGCCTATTGACGCTATGACTGAAGAAGAAGCTATCGAGTATCTTATAAAGAAAGACTGCCCACAAGCGGTGTGGAAAACATATAACGAAGGTAACCGTCTTAAGCTGGTTATCTGTAAAAAAGAACAATTACCTCAAACTAGAGAATGGCGAAATGCATGGAAGATCGATCAAGATCTAATCGCCGCATAGGAGAAATAAATGGTAGATACATATATTGTAGATGCAAACGGACAATCAGCATTAGCTGGTAGCGTAACCGTCCCTGCAGACCGTAACTTCCGTGGTGCTTGGGTTCTTGACGGAACTGTAATCTCGGAAGATATGGATAGCGCTAAAGCTATATTTAAAAATAAAATAAGAGAAGTACGTAAGCCACTGCTAGAGGCTAAAGACGTAGAGCTTATGAAAGCGCTTGAGACTAGCGCAAGCACAACAGCTATTGCTACAGCTAAGAACGCACTTCGTGATGCACCTGCAGCTTCAGCTATTGATAGTGCGTCAACAATTACAGAGCTAAAAGCAGCTTGGGATACATCACTACTTGGTGCAAGCCCTTACTAATAGGAGGCTATAATGGCATTAAGTAAAATAAGATCGGATAGCCTTGAAGATACTGCTATTCATGGCAACAGGAACCTGATTATCAATGGTGCAATGCAGGTAGCGCAGCGGGGTGGGTCAGCTACTACAAGTAACAGAACAGTTGACCGTTTCTTGAATACTTACGGCGATGCAACTATTACTCAATCTCAAGACACAGCTGTTCCAGCCAATAAGGGTTTTAGTAATAGTTACAAACATGAAGTTACTTCAGCCTCAAGTGCCAGTGGGGGGTTCTTTGGTGTTCTTTACAAGATAGAAGCACAAGATATTCGTAACTCCGGCTGGGATTATACGAGTGCAAGCAGCAGTATAACTCTTTCATTTTTTGCTAAAGCAAGCGTAGCTGGTACTTATATGTGTGGTCTTCAAACTCACGATGGAACTGGACAAGTCATCAATACTCAATACACCCTTGCAGCAAATACATGGAAAAAAATTACAGCTACGTTTCCGGGCAACAGCAATGTGACCATCGACAATAATAATGGGAATGGACTTACAGTTTATCTATTAAAAGAATTTGGCGGTGCATATACATCAGGCTCAACTTTTGATGCTTGGGCTGCATATTCAAGTAGCGCACAATCTCCCGATGCAAACATTAACCTTTTTGACACTGCTAACGCCACATTTTTTGTAACCGGAGTTCAGCTTGAGGTTGGCGAACAAGAAACGCCGTTTGAGCATCGGTCGTTTGGCAATGAGTTGATAAGGTGTCAGAGGTACACATATGTCTTTAACTCACAAAAGATTAACGGCGAAAAAAGCCTATGTAACTTATCAAAGTGGTCTAATGGATACGCATATGGTTCGTTTTCATATCCGATAGAAATGAGAACTGCGCCATCGGCTACAATTTATAACAAAACAGAGTTCTCCGTTTATATTGCTGGTTCAGTAGGTCAAGTAAGCGGTAGCGATACGTTTGGTATAGGCAACCAAACCACTGACATTGGCGAAGTTTACATTGAATGTGGTGAAGGTAGTACAGGACAATCTGGCTTTATGCGGAAAACTGGAAGCGCAAGTGGAACAAGTTCTGGGTATATCGTATTGGATGCGGAGTTATAATTATGAATGAAATGAACATTACATCGGCTAAATACATTGCCCCAATTACAGGCGAACCTAATACAATATTAGCTGTCATTGATAGCTACAACACTTCCGTTCCCATGAATCCAGCCAACCGCCACTACGCAGAGATCATGCGTCAGGTAGACGCTGGCGAACTAACAATAGCCCCAGCAGAGGAGGAATAATAAATGCCATATGTAGGCAAACAACCCCTCGCAGGGGACTTTAAAAAACTAGGCGCACTCACAGCGTCTGCGACAGCAACTTATGCGCTTACCTATAATGGTGCAGCATTTAAACCAGCTAACGCAGAGTCTTTGATTGTGTCACTTAACGGTGTAACACAAGCACCTAATGACGCTTATAGTGTCAGTGGTAGCAATATTGTGTTCGCTTCTAACTTATCTTCTTCAGATAGCATTGATTATATTCTTGCGTTAGGAGAAGTAGGTAATCATACAGTACCAGCAAATAACTCTGTTACTACAGAAAAGCTCAGTAGCACTATTAGCCGTGGTGGCGTAGCGAATATTCGGGTTAACCCTAACAGCCTTACAGATAATACAACGATTGCT